ATCCGGGCTGTCCATCACTGATGCGAAGTGGTGGATTCATATTTTCACTATAGACGGGGATATGAAATACATGCTAGCACTGCAAGTTAGCAAGCTAAGAAAAATTATTAAGTATATGTTTATAAATGACTTAGCACGCATTATTAAGGGCGGTGACGATGATGAATCACAAATGGTGCTAGCACCTATTAGGCTGTTAATTGATATAGCTAAAAAAGTTTGAAAAGACTATAACATTATTGTTGCATTTTGCGTAATATTTAAAGTACGATAATGCTAAACTTAAAAGAGCTAGATACAAATAAGATAAGTGCGGGCGATGTCTATAGTGACTATTTGCTTTTTGAAAGCTCATCAAGCGAATATCGTTATCAAATGGCAGAAGACCAAGAATTCTATCTTGGTTCACAACTCACGAGAACACAAAAAAATTATCTTTTAAGCGTTGGGCAACCTCCTGAGTCTAATAATAAAATACGCCCTGCCGTCGAGCAGGTTCTTTCCAATATCGCCGCTTCACCGCCAGAATGGGATGTCCATTCTGTTGGTAAAACAGATAATGATGCCGCTTTTGTCTTTGACCAATTATTAGATAAAATTTGGTATGATTCAGATGCTGATGTCCACTTCAGGCAGTTATGTAAAGACTTTATCGTAAAAGGCATTGGTTGTATGTATATCTATCCTGATTGGAAGGGGGATAGCGGTCTTGGCAGTATGCGTATACGCCATATGACACCTGAATCTATTTTTGTAGACCCAAATTCTTCAATGCCTGATTTTTCTGATGCAAGTGCTATAATTTATTCAGACATACATACTCGCGAACATTTAAAGATTGCATTTCCAAAATATGCTGGCTTAATAGAAAAGGCTAAGGAAGATTATCAGCGTAATGAGCAGGACTCTGGAAAATATTCAAGGGATATTATTGAAACACGCGGCAATATAGCAGATGACCATCAGGAGAAGGTTCGTAAATACTGTTATTTCACAAAAGTGAATGTTCCTTTCGCTATGATTATTGATAGTATTACTGGGAAAAATAAATTATATAGCAAGGACGAGTATAAGGAACTTATCACCGATGATAAGTACGAGACTTTTATATCGGAAGGGATTATAACTGAAAGTGTAGTTTATCAAACGCGAGTGCGAGAAGTTTTTGTAATCGGCGACCAGATTGCTTATGATGAAATTCTTCCTATTGACGAATATCCAATTGTGGTGGCGTGTAATGAACATGCAGGCACCCCCTTCCCAAGTGGCGATGTGCGCCATGCCAAGACACCTCAGCGAATGTTGAATCGCACTGAGGCCCTTATCATTTCTCATACAAATGCCACCACAAATTTTAAGCTTCTTTATGAGGATGGAGCAATTGATGCCAGTGAAATACAGAAATGGCATATTCCAAATGCGATTATTCGTGCTAATCCCGGCGCTTTGGCGGCTGGGAAAATAAAAGAATTTGCCCCACCGGCTGTCTCTTCTCAGTTATATACGGAGAAAGCAAGATATGAAATGGATATTGAAACGGTATTCGGCGCATATAAATTCCAACAAGGGAATCCGCAGGGCGCACCGGGAACTGTTGGAGAAGCACAAATCATTGATGAAGCGTCGGCCCGTAAGCAGAATTGGAAGATTCTTCCGATTTATGACATGCTTACTAAAGCGGCGAAAATAATGGTTCAATGGATGCCTGAAGTTTATGACCAGCAACGGACATTAAGACTTGTTAGCCCTACCGGCGATGAGAATGAGGTTAAATTAAATGTCCCAGTTATTGATGATAAAACAGGCGCGGTAATGAAATTATATGATATGACTACAGCTCAATTTGATGTTCGTGTAGTTATGGGGAGTACAAGGGCCAAATCCCCAATGGCTGAACTCCAAAAAGATTTAACCCTGCTAAATGCAGGTATATTTGATAAAACCCAAGTGATTATGAACATGAAAGGCGATATTGATAAGTCGTCTTTAATGCAACGCATGGGTGAAATAGAAAATTTACGCGCCCAATTAGCTCAGGCGCAGGAAGAACTCAAACGTATGCAGGGCGACCTGCAAACTAGAGAGCGTGAAATATTCCACGCGAATATGCGGGCTGAAATCAGCGAAGCCACTAAACCGGTATCGGAAGCGGTGAGCAAGATTAAGTCTAGCGCAAAGCTGGAAGAATCACGACAGAGGGATAAGACTCGCATGGTCGCTGAGGAACTCTCTCTGGTAAAAGATGAAGCGATTAACTCAAACCCACAAGCTCCGCAAGCATAGCGGATAACTTTAAAGGAGCATCGTAATGAGCAAAGACCAAAAGAAACCTGAACAAGAAATGAGTGAAGATAACCTTTTAGCAGAATTAGATGCATTTAATGAAGGCTCTTCGCCAGAGGAATCCCAAGAAGCTGAAGCTACTCCAGATGTGGAAGCCAAGGCTCAGGAAGAGGTTCCTAAACAAGCTCAAGAAGAGAAGGTTGAAGATAAGTCTGAGCAACCTCAGTCAGATGAAGTTGCCGAGATTGAGCAATGGCTAATTGAGAATAAATTTAAGGATGATAATGAAGGCAGGGCTAAGCTTGCAGAAGCTTATAAACAGCTACAGTCTAAAACCGATAAAGAGCGGAATGAATTCGCTACTAAGGAAGACAAGTATGCTAAATTGGCTCAGTTGGATGAATTCCTTGCCGGCAATCCTGATGTGGTTAAGAAACTAACTCAGGAAGTGCAGGCCAAGAAGGAAGCGTCAAATGCGCCCCCGTTAAAACCTGATGATTATGATATTCTTGATGAATCCATTGATAACTCTAGCTCCGCACAGTGGCGTGCTGAATATGACCAGTGGCTTATACGCCAAGGGTCGGCTCAAGCCATTGGTGAAATCGAAAAGCTTAAATCAGAACTTTCTGAAGCACAAGCTTTCGACGCAGAAACCGAAGAGTTGCAGAAAATGGGGTTAAGCGATACAGAAGTTGTCGAATATCGGCAGTTTATGGCTGACCCAAATAATGTTACTCAGGAGAACTTGGTAAACATCTGGCGCACTCTTGCTCAGAGAAGTGGAAATAGTAATCCTGCTCCAGAAGGAGAATCGCCAAAACCCAAAAATAAGGCCACCAGTGCCGCCGCCGTAACAGGAAGTGCGCCGAGTGCTGTTGAGCCTGAAGAAAAGGAATTGGACGACTTTTGGAAAGGGATTATGGAGTTCAATAACACGAATACTTAAGGTGCTGTAATCTATATGGGTTGTAGCATTCTTTATATTCGTTAATAAATAAAGGAGTAACCAAAATGGCTACAACTTACGGTACTGGTACTGCCCTTCAGTTCTCAGATGCGACACAACGTCAAGTCTTAGAACTTGGGTCACAAATCCATTACTACAATCCAAATGTAACTCCTATCTTCTCTCTTTTCGGTATGAAGTCAAACGTGACTCCTGTCCCGATATTTGAGTGGATGGAAGACGAGTACATGATTAAAAAATCTATCAAATTCGACATAGTAACTGAAGGAGCTGATAGTGCAACAACCGATGTTTCGGATTCTCTATATGAGGCAACCACTCCCAGCGGAGGGGCAAGTTCTACTGGAGTAAACGGTAGCAATGTTGTTGTGAATCTTCAAAGACAAGGCCAAGTAGAAGCTCTAGAAGTTGGCGGTGTTTATGCCGCATCTCAAAGTGCGGGAGCTTTTGGTGACGCTGCGGTAACTCATGTTATGTGTATTGCAATAGGAAAGCAAGTAGACTTAACATCTCCAACAGATAAAAGCGCTCAATTTATTGGTCTTCACACCGGAACAGTTGGAAGCGATAGCGTATGGTATGTCGAAGCTCTTGCTGATAGTGCTGATTTGTTTCAAGTTGGCTCTGGTAGAACAGTTACGCTTGAATACATTAATAATGCTGGTGCATTTTTAGATGCTGGCTCTGCAACTGCTTATTATGGTCACAATATCTCACCTACTGGTAGTACAAGTGGCTTTAATGTTCAGTTATTAGCTGACGCTGATTACTTCATTCAGGAAAATGGAGTTACAGG